CTTTATAACTGATGGTTTTATAGTTATTAAAGTTATTAAAATTGTTAGGATTGTAGTCTTTTTTGCCTACAACACGTATAAATTCGCGGTCTGAGTGGTCTCTAAGTATGGTTTCTGTTTGTCTTAGCCAGTTTCCATAGTAGGTTGCTGGTTCGTGTGCCTGTTTATAGTTAGGTGTGCCTGCATATATGTTGTTTACTTTACGTCCGCCCTGCAATCCTACATAGTCAAACCCTAAAATATAGATGGTTTGACAGCCATCTAAACAGGCTCTAAGCAGTGCAGTAGGTCCACTACTCCATCCTTTGCTTGGACTAAAGTAGTTTAATCCGACGTATTCATCGTATGCTTTATTATAGTTGGTCCATACTTCTGTTTCAAAGTGTGCCCTTGAGGCAACTATTTCATGAACCATTTTAGGATCTACAGCGATAAGTTTATTGGGAAGAAACTCTCTATACACTGCATTACAGGCATAAACTATTTCTTTATCTTTTAATTTGTTAAGGTCGAACTTCTTTCTAGAGGTTCCGTTACCTAATACATACCCAACTCTACGCATGTTTTTATTTACGGAAATAATTTATTAAAGTGTTCCAGCCTGGTCCGCTGGTGGTTGACCGTACATAGTTTTTACAAACTCTAGGTCTTTGGCTTGTTCTAATTCTCTAGCCTCTGCTGTTTTGCGAATAGTATTAATTTGACTAAGAGTTAATCTAGTTTTTCTAGTATCATCCTGTTTAACCACAGAAATATCTCTTTCAGCGTCATAACGATTGTCTTGACCGAAACTATTTCCATCTTTATCAAAATAAAAGAATTCTTTTAACAACATGTTTTTATTTACCTTATAATCCTGTGTCACCGCCACCACCTGCGCCAGGAGTAGGTGTTGCTCCTCCGCCGCCGCCACCTGCTGGTGTAGTGTTTCCGCCTTCTTCTGCTGGCGGTGGTGCATCTGCATCTGGTGTTGCATCACCAAGATTGTCTAGATCACTTTGCATTCCTCCAGGTGTTACACCTGCTCCACGCATCTCAACACCTGCGGCTGGATTAGAAATGTTATCATCTGTATTTTCTTCACGCCACATAGTTTCGTTTTCTGCCATTTCTTCTGGACTTAGTCCTAAGAAACGTTTAAGTGCAAAGCGTTTACTCATATATGGAATTTCTTGTAAGGAAGCAAATGTGTTAACACGAGCATTATCCATTTCACTTTGTCTATAAGCGGCAAAGTTTTGTGGTGGTTGAAACATTAGATCAAATAAATCGTTGTCAATGTTTACGCCTTTGGCGTTTAGATACATTTTAAACTCTTTATCAAATACGTGTGCTACAAGACTTTGTAATCTTTCACAATATTTGTTGAATCTTAGTTCCTGAATATATGCTGTGCCAACTCTACCATCATTATATTGTGCGGCTGAATCATCTGCACCTGTTGGCAAGTATGAACTTGGAATACGTAAACCACGGAATAACTTGTTAGTAAAGAATTTCAAATCATCAATTTCACCTAAATTAGTACCGCCTGGTAACGTTTCAACTTTAGATCCACGTCCTTCTGCTGTTTGTGGGAAAAAGTAATCTTCATTAATTGATAATGGATTAAAACTAGCATCAATAACATTAGTTCCGCCGCCTGTTGAACTTGGAATACGTCTTTGATGAATTTCGTTTTTAACTCTTTCAACAAATCCCATAGCAAGGTGGGTAGGCATATTACCTACATCAATATAAAATACTCTACGCTCTGGTGCTCTTTGCACACGGTAGATAATAATCGCATCTTCTAATAATTCTTTTTGTTTGTAAACTTTAAAAACTGACTCTAACAGTGAATTACCAAATGGAAAGTTTCTGTCTAGGCCTTCACTTAAACTTAAATGTACAAAATGTGCGGCATCAATTGCATATTGATTTAGATTGTTTTCAAAACGTGTACCGGTTGCACTGTTTACACCGCCAACATAACCACGTCCTAGTGCTCCGCCACTTGTTGTATACTCACTTTGTGAAGAAGAACTTCTAGAATCAATCTGTGTTACTGATAAATTTTGAAAGTTAGGATTAATATCTCTTACAACATACTGTTCTGGCTCTTTGCCTTCACTTTCATTAACAATAATCTTGTCCATCTTAGATGGATCAACATGCATCCACTTAAATGTTTCAGGATCTCTTACAAAAAATGCATCACCGTATTTGAATACGTTACGCACAATTTTAAAAATACGTCTTTCAAACCTGTTTAGGTCGCACCATTGTTGCAAATACTGTTTTAAAACTTTTGTTTCTGTGCTAGTACCTTGCTTTTTATATGTAATTGTAAATGGTGTTTTGTTTTCTGCATTTTTCTGTGAACAAAATTCTGCAAGGATATCAAGAGCGGCATTTACTTCCGAATCCATATCCATTGTTTCATATTGACCATAACGTTCAATACGATTTGGGTGACCTGTATACACATCTGGCAAATAACTTGAATAGTTAGTACGTGCAGGACCTGCACCGGTGCCTGGAACAGGACTAGACTGTCCTGATGTGTCTTTAGGTGTGTATTCTTGAAAGTATCTTTTCCAACTCATTTAAAATTCCTTACATACTACGTAATTCTTGTAGCATTTGTTTGTTAATTCTTATTAATTCATCCATTTTATTGCCAGACATAGTATTTACCGATGTACTAGATTTCGCAGTTGTATTTGATTTTACACTAGATTGTTCCATCTTGTCAAGATCTGCATCAGTCAAATTGGTCATGGATTTTACCAAACCGCGACCTTGTTCCTTGATAGCACCTTGATTTTCTTTTGCATAGGCATCATACTTGGCACCCATTGCTTGTCCTGCTTCCATCATTCCAGAAACATTCATTTTACCGTCAGCAGTAAACATATTCTGTTTAAGATTTCCTAAATCTCCCTGCATCATGTCTAGCATTCCACCTAGTGGAGATTTTTTAGGAATAACTGCTTCCTCACCGTGTAATTTTGCTAGTGTACCATCGCCAAAGTTTTCAAACAGTTTTCCAAATCCTAAAGTACCTTTATTATATTCTTTAATTTTTCCTATTACTTGTTCGTTCTTAGTAACACCGTCAATTTGTTGATTTATAATAGGTTTTCCTAGTTTTCGAGCACTATCAAATATTACATCTCTTACATTAGGATCTGCAAGATATTCTTTTAATGCTTGAAGAGTTGCTTGTGAAAGTTGTTCATTGCTTAATTCTGTGCCTGACGCAAGTGCTTTCTTTTTTAATCCTTCTTTTATGCTTTTAATAAATTGTGCACCACCGCCACTATCAGAAAGGATTCCGTTTTCTATAAGGTCCATTAGTTCACCACCGCTAGGTAATTCACCACCTCCGATTGATTTACTAAATCCTTCAAGAAAGTCACTTACTATTGTATCTATTACGCCACTGTTTACATCAGTAGCACCGCTACTTGCTATATCGTCAGACTCACTACCACTAAATGCTCCGGATCCTGCTTTTCTTGCAAACCCTTTAACTTCGTTTGCAAAATTTTTAAATCCTTCTTGGAATGCAGGATCTCCAAAAACATTATCATACAGATCCGACATACCCATTCTTAACAGTCTCATTGAATCATCTAGTTGAATAAAACCTTCAGCCGCATCACCTACTCTTTCTTCTCCTGCTCGAAACACTTCCTCGAGGTCGCCTTGGCTTTTACCTAACAACTGATTTGCTCTGTAAATTCCCATAAACGTATCAGCAAGTGGTCCGCCTTGTTGTGATATTGCAAACCCTGTTTGGTTAAATCTTTGTAAGAAATCTTGATTTGCATTGTTAGTGTTTACATATCCAGTTAGCACTGCTTTATTATAATCGCTTATGCTACCATTAAACGTTCTAGCCATGTTTATACTGTTAGTAATTTGGTCTGCAAAGCCTAGGTTAACACCTGCAAGACTTCTACTAGCCTCTGTTTGAGGTTGGATACCCATTGCGGTTGCCATGGCAAGTTCTCTACCTCCATCTGCCATTAGTGCGCCGGCCGCGGCAACAGCATTTCTAATTCTATCGCGTTCTTGAGGATCATTAATACTGCTAATAAAGTTATCAAATATAGCAT